AAAGTAGAAAAAAGAATTAAAGACCTCTCTGAAAAAGTTAGACTTACCGCAGAAGAACGCGATGCTGAAAGGAAGAAACTGGAGGAATTTACCTCTAAGTCTGCTGAACTCCAAAGAGAAAGAGACTTCTATGCCAGTTTCTCGGATGTTGTATCCACTAATCCCGCGGCTAAAGACCATAAGGATGACATCTTGGCGAAAGTTAAGGGTGGATACAGCGTTGAGGATGCTACATTTGCGGTTTTGGGCAAGGCTGGGAAACTAGGTGTTCAGCCACAACCCCAACCAGTGATCGAAAGTCCCGCCGGAGGTTCGGCCGCCGTTAATCAACCCATCGCCGGGGGACAAAAAACAGTCTCCGAGATGACCAGGGAAGAAAAACGGAATGCCTTAATTGAGGCAGAAAAGCGTGGCGATATCTCAATAAGCTAACGATTCAAGAGGATTAAACTATGCCAGTAACAGTACGAGGTTCTACCTGGGGTGGCGCAACAACCAACACCTCAGAACTTCTTGTATCTTATATCTCGGACGAGGTTAAGATATTAGAACCAGACCTCCAATATGCAAAACTCGGCAAGAGGCGTGATGCCCCCAAGGGGTATGACCGAATTGTATTTCCGCAGACTAACCAAATTCCAGTCCGAATAAACGTATCTATGGCTACCACAGGTGGCCCAACAGGTGTTTCGGGTGGGGGTTCAGTCTTTGGTGCTAATGGTTCTATCCAAGGTGGAGCAGCCGCTACTGCCGGTGGTTTTCCTGTGTCATCTACAGAAGGTGTCGCAGCGATTACCGAGGGAACTAACCCGACTGCAATCACTTGGGGCGCTACTTCATTTAGCTCTGGGCCTGCCCAGTATGGAGTGTTAGTACAGATTTCCGACTTGTTAGTTCAGAACTCAGCCATTGAAACGGTTGATGCCTGCACCATGCACGTCCGGAATGCTTTAGCCAGGTTAGTCGATACTGCTCTTCAGACCATCTGTAACGCCGGAACAAACGGTGTTATTTACTCCGGAAACAAGACTACACGAGCCGGATTAGCTGCTGGAGATTTATTGACCCAGGCTGATATGTCAGAAGCATATACAGTTCTTGCTTCATCTAATGCCGCCGGAGCCAAATATTTCGACGGCAGTTATTTTGTAGCAGTTATAAATCCCCGACCCGAATCAGATCTGATGAATAACACCCAGACAGGTGGATTCGTAGATGTTGGACGATACACTTCTGTTGACGATTTGAGGAAAGGCGCGATGAGAGACTTCCGAGGTATCAGATACCTGCGAAGCGCTTATCAGAACTACTTCAACTCAACAGTTCCGGTCTTCCCAACCACGGTCTTGAGCGCTGATTCCTTTGGCTGGGGCTACTTCCAGGAGCCACAGGCGATTGTAACCAACACTCCTGACTCGAACAATGCTTTGAATTTATATACGAGTATAGGGGGAAAGGTAACGCTGGGGGCCACGAGATTTGAGGACAGCATCGGAACCGTCCGTATAGCAAGAGTTGAATCCGCAGCCAGTAATACATAATAGTTATTGTGTGTTGTCAATATCCTTCATTTATGTTAAGATGGAGGATATGACACAAAACATAAAAGCAAAAAATTGTATAACTTGTGGTAAGGAATTTTTGAGACCCAAAGATTACGCCAATCAGCAATGGGAGAATAGAAAACATTGTTCATTGAAGTGTTATTATAATGTGCCCCGTTCTGAAGAAGTTAGAGAAAAGATAGGGAAAGGATGTAAACGAAATGGTGTTGGTAAGTGGATGTTAGGAAAGAAGCAGTCAGCGGAAACAAGAATCAAAAAAAGCAAGAAGCAGAAATTACGAGTTGCCAAAGGAATCCATAACTTTTGGAAAGGCGGGATAGCAAAGGTAACAAGAACATTTAAGTCCAACTTCCAAAACACAATAGAATATAGATTATGGAGAACCGCAGTTTTTACAAGAGACAATTATACTTGCGTGTGGTGTGGAAGTAGGAAAAGTGGGAATTTACAAGCTGACCATATTCAAGAATTCATACTTTACCCAGAATTAAGATTAGCAATAGACAATGGACGCACTCTTTGCAAGGAGTGCCACTACAAGAGACACAGTAAAACTAATCTTGACTTAGCGAACTAATATCCCCGTATTATCTGACGCCCTATCATTCGCCCGAACTCAAGCTCAAACTGATATTAATGGCCTATCCAATGCCAATGGAGTTATTTGGGGTAACGAAGCCTTAGTAGATTTTAGACGACGTTTAATCGCCGCCGGAGTGGATGCTTCTCAATTACAAGAATCTACCAGAAATGGAACTGTTAATGTGGGAACTTACTTATATCCGACAGATATGTTTTGGCTTAAATCCATTGAGTTAAATTATGCCAATACAAATGCTGATGGCTATCTAACCGCAACTCAACTGGATGTTGCTAATATCCCCGGAGGAAGGTCTATCGGCTGGGTAAGGACTAACGCCAGCACTTCCAGACCTTATTTCGATGACCGGGGGGACTGGTTTGAGATCTTCCCTACGCCAACTGCGGCCCATAATGTAACCAGTTTAATTAGGATATTTTATTACCTGGAACCGACAGAATTTTCTGCAGTGGGGGACTCGATTGTCTACCCCGAGAGCCTTGATTACAGAGCTTTAGGGTGGAGGATAGCTTCCAATTACTTATATTCTTTAGGCAAGACCGGAGAAGGAGACGCCTTTAACTTAAAATATGAGGAGCGGATAAAGCAGTTAATAGCCACCTTATCGAGGGGTTCGCAGATGCCTATACAAAGTACCCCCTTGAGTTTGACTGGTTTTGAATTCTGATGCCTTGGACTTCAATCGCAAAACCAACGGGAGCTTCTTACACAAACATAGCGAAGCCCGAAGACGGCGGGACATTGGAAGTCGGAGCTTATGTGGGGTCATTAGGATTAACTTATTCAAATGAAATTATACTTACAAACTGGGTAAACACATTAAAGCCGACTGGCACAAGCTAAACAAACATAGCGAAGCCAACGGACTAAAACTTTGCCAAACTTCGACGTACGAGATGCTTACGGGTCAGTAATAACAATCGAGTCATCGGTTGTTGGAGGTGCGAATAGACAGGTGGTCGTGGCTACGGTTACAACCGGGAACTCCTCCGTGATGCTTTTAAGCGGGGCCAATGTTGTTGGCTCTGTGGCTACCTTACAAGGTACAAATCCTTGGATTGTGAGAGGTTCTGTTTCGGGGACGGTTGATGCTTCTCTTATTGGTATGTTACCGGGAGGAACGAATGTCCTTGGTTCTGTAACTGCTCTCCAGGGAACGAATCCTTGGAATATATCCTCTATTTATGGAAATATCTCCGGCTCAGTAGTTGCCGTTCAAGGTGGAACCTGGTCTACATCAATGGTTGGAGCTCCGGTGAGTTCGGTTGGCGGTACAGCCGCCGGAGGAGATAGGGGTGTAGTAACTCTTGGTTTTAGAAACGATGCCATTGCGTCAACTATTGGCGCAAATTTAACTTATAGAGCAATAGCTACTGACTCGGCTGGAAGAACTTTGACAAGACCTTACGCTACAGAAGAATCACGAATAGAGGGATATGCTTCGACTGTCAATCTAAATGCTACTAGTGTTATTGCGGCTGCTGCGACCGGTTTAAGAAATTATATTACCGATGTTTGGGTAGCTAATACCGGAGCTGCCGCCACTTTAGTAACATTTTTGTCGGGAGGCGGAGCATCAATTCTTGGATATACAATTGCTCCCTCGGGCGGCGGTTCTAATTTACCTGGATTGGTAACACCAATGCGAACAGATGCTGGCGCAACTTTTGACTTTCGAGCCGCTACGGGAACTTCAGTCCTGTACATAACGGCTAAAGGATTCACGGCTCCTTAAATTTATGCCGACACCAGAACCAAAAACACTTACAATTACAGAGTTAGGAGGACCTTTAACTCGAAGAAATACGGGGGATATTAACTCTGGTCTTGCTAAATACGACTCTTCGTGGGGTTATGATCCTTATACAAAACCGGGCAACTTAACATGGATGGAACAACCGGTGAGTATCCTAAGTTTAGCCGGGGCCAACAGTGTTATCGGGGTTATGAAGACCAGATTAGAAGGCAACCAGGGATTTGTTTACGCTGTCAGTAATGGCAGCAATGGAAGATTACGCAGAATACAAGTAAATGACACAACTACTAAC